GCTGGATGGAGTCCACACATCCACTGTCTCCTGGCTGGACCATTTGATGCTGCGTGCATCACTGTCGGCACCTAACGCCAGAACATGCCGTTCCTGGGTGACGATCACAGAGACTGCAGTTGGGGCATTATTGGTGTACCCGTTGGTAGTTGTGATCTCCTCTGCAGGAGTAGAGGTGTCCCCCGTCCAGTAAAAAATCGCTGTATCTCCTGACTGCACCCCCACGAGGTTCTCGCCAAAATTATCGAGACTCCACTGTGCTGTCCTGCTGTACATCGCAGATCCAGGTCCTGCGTAGATGTAACCGTAGTCTCCTTCTCCGTAGAGGTACGCATTGTACCCAGGACGAAATTCCGCATCTCCTGTGGCCTGGTATCCACTAGGAGTGATGTCGTAGAGTTTCTGATGAGCTTCCACCGGAGTAACCGTCACAGTGATGTCTGTCGCAGTTGCTGTGCAGTTTTGTGTGATCGTGACGGTGTTGCTGCTGATGGATTCAATCAGAGATCCGTCTGGGATGCCTGCGCCCGTGATGATGTCTCCCACTTCAAAATTGGCAGCATCATCCACCGTAATGTCTGCGGACCCATCCGTCGTGTCTGCCGTTGCATCCGTGAAGGCAACAGCCGAGGAGATCGTGCCTGCGAACAGTTTTCCATAGTTGGGATTTCCGCTTCCGGCAGTGCCAATTGCCAGCACACCGACATTTGAGTTATTACGCCACTGATGATGCCCACGGACAGCAGAATCCAGAGTTGCCGAATGGCGACTCAGTGGGAATTCACGCCAACCTCCCATCGGGCGTAACCTGCCATCTCGGAACCGGACCAGATTCCCTTTAAACCATCTCTGTTTAATCATCCGAGGAGTTCCGTCCACAAAACCTGGAGGGAGGACGACCTCCTGAAGTCGTTTAGCCATTTTGTTTCTCAGCTTCTTTCATTTTCCTGCGCCACTGCCGAAACACTTTGATCCCAATGATAATCGCTAACGGTGCACCCAATGCCCCTGCAATCCCTTCGGCAGCACCCGTGTCCAGCATAATGTCCACCACCCCCCAGGCTTGATCTTCTACACTCATTTCGGTTGTGGCAACCAACTCATCGGTGACGACAGTGGTGACTTCTTCCGTCACAGTTTCGGTTACTTTATTCTTGATGAAATCAAGCAATATGTCTTCATTCATCTAGTAACTCCAACATGCGTATTTGTCTCGTGTGTCAATATGGATAAACCTCTGATTCCATTCGGTTTTAGGAGACTGACAGACCCCAATCCCTTTGAATCCGTGTTTAATGGCAAGAGCGATAAACGGGACAACATCCTCACCAGCAATCAGAACGTCAAAGGCTTGACCCCCGTTTGCGTTCATTCCGTGATGATGCCCAGGTCCGTTGGGTTTTGTTCTCTCTCTGGGGTGCTGGGCTGATCTGTACGCAGAGGACAGTTTGATGGGCTTGCCCCACTCGTCCCGCAGTGCCTGCAGTCTGTTAAGCGCATCTTCCTCGATCTCGCATTCTCCAGAGAATGAGCATTTCAGTTCCTCACGACTGAAATTTTTTGACGAACTTACCGACATCACATCTCCTTGGTAACGCCACCGCAGACCTGGGCATAGTAGAGAGACTGTTCTTCTCGTTCTGAATCACTGAGACTCAGCAGTTCATCATGAGTATAGTTCTCACGGAACTTATCGATGACACAACTGCACCCTTGACTAGCCATTGAGAAAGCAAAGTTCCACGGCATTCCTTGTCTCTCATAATTCGGGATCATCCTACTCGTACAGTTGCCTGTCCAAACAAACAGATAATGAGTTTTGTATTCCAATTCTGTAGCAGAGATCGTAGTAGCGAAAAGCAACAGGGGGAGCAGGAGTTTCACCTTCTTTCCCCGTGTTCTATCGTCTGCTTTAATTCCGAAATCGCTACCGTCATCTCTTTTAGTGTTGTATTAACTCCTGTCATTATCTGAATTAATTGATTGTGGGAACTAGACATCAACTGGCGTAGAGCTTCATCGTTTACTGAGTCCTTGTCGTAGAGTATTTTGCGTTCTTCTCGATGCTGATCTGAGATGTAACGAACATACCAACCTGCACCAATTAGAGCGATGAATAGGCCACCCAGGTTCGATAACTCTTTAATCAATTCTATATCCATCGTTTTACTCGTTTTGGTTCTGCTGGCATATGCTCGGCCTAGGTTAATCGTTAGGAGGTGTAGGCCAGGTGATGCCCGTTAGGTTTCCGTTTGAATCCAGTGATGGTGATTGGGTTGTGATGTCTCTTAGAGCCTGTCTGTAGGTCTGCCATTCAGATTGATTAGAACCTGGATAGTCAGATACCATTCGCCAATCGGTTTTAGTCAAGAGTTGGTTGCGTTGTTGACGCAAATCAGCCATTTTTCTTTCGTATGCTTGATCATTCCAGGTTTTATTTTTTAATTCTACCTGTGCAATTTCTTCATCTGTAAGTGGTATAATCTTTCCATTTAACGATTTTATCATTTGATTCCGTACAAACTTAAGTTGTGTTTGGCAATATTCCCTGATGAAAAGGAAAGTTTTAAAAAATTTATTGCTGTTTTCGCGTGATTCACATACCCAGATGTATACCACACATAATCAGAAGTGTCATGTTTACCAGAAATCCAGCCTGTAACATTAGAATAATTATAATTCGTATCCTGACTTCCAGAAATGCTTAACTCTACAGATTGACCGATATCGGCAGCATTTCCTATACCACTCCCTAAAGATAATCCGGCTGTTGTTGCGGTAGTAAATAGTGTGCCAGTACCACTACCACCAATTTCAGCATATAATATCCCAGTTGTTACATTTCGAAACGATGATCCGTTATCCGTACTAAATGCTAGATTTAGACTCACAGAATTAGTTGCAGGTATGATTTTGTGAATGCGTAATATATAATGCTTGTATGTGCTGGTAATTACGGTGTTATTGAATTCTACACTCGCTACTGCTGATGTATTCTCTGATGAAGACAGTAAAATTGGATGCCCAGCAGGAAACACCACCCCACTTCCAATCGTGCCGTTATTAACCGTAATCGTTCCGCCTGACTCGCTAGCAAAGCTAGTCCCGTTTAGTTGAATCTCTCCTGCCATATTTAACTCACTACGTTAAGGATGCCTGTTACATTGAGTGCAGACGCACCAGTAAAATCTCCATACCCGTGACTAATTACTAAATATCCTGCCATCGTTCCGCTACCCGAAAAGGTTGTGTTGCCAATATACATTCTATTAGTGCCACTGCTGATTGCTAGCGAATCGGATACGGTTGAGCTGTGTTCGATGTAACTGCTCCCAGTGCCACCACCTCCCGACTCATCAGCAAACTCTAAAGCAGTCGCACCACTGTTGACTTTTAGCACTTGCCCTGCAGTCCCAATCGTAGTCAGTCCAGTACCTCCGTTTGCCGTTCCAAGGGTCCCTGTGACTGCTGTGCCGAGATCGTTAGTCTCTGCGGTGAGATAGGTCTGGAGGTCTGAGATTTGACTCTCTGTTATGCTCAGTGCTGCCTGGTGCTGAGTGACAGAAGACTGAGTGATATTGACATCAGGAACGTTCGCCCAAGTGACTGAACTACTGAGATCATTTGTTTCTGCAGTCAAATAAGTTTGCAGATCAGTGATCTGTGATTCAGTAATTGATAGAGCAGCCTGATGCTGAGTGACTGATGATTGGGTGATATTAGCATCTGGGACGTTTGCCCAAGTGACTGCGGCAGACAGATCATTCGTCTCGGCAGTCAGGTAAGATTGCAGATCACTGATCTGCGACTCAGTAATTGTGTCCTGGGTTGCTAATGCCCCCAGTCCTAAAGTCGTTCGTTGAGCCGTCGCATCCGCATCATCTAGGATCGCTCTACCTGCTGCAGTCAGATCCGCTACAGCATAGGTGTCACTGGCAGTTGTGTAGAGCATCTTGTCTGCTGCTGTCGTGAGTCCTGAGATCGACTGCAGTCCTGCATCATACGCTTGCGTATGTACTCCTGGCTGAACTTGGAGAGCAGTCCTAGCATCTGAAGCAGTCGCACTTCCGGTTCCTCCATTGGCAACTGGGAGGGTGTCCGTTACGTCTGTCGTGAGATTGATCTGTTGAAGAGTGATCGCCTGACCGGAGAGAGTCAGGTAGTCGTATTCTCCAGTTCCAGATCCTTGGTTGGTTATTGTCACCGGACTGGAGTTATCTGTCCCACTGGCATCGACCCCTAGCGTGGTCCTCAGTGTTGCACCCGACTCAAACTGAAACTCTCCTGCAGTTGAGTTGTAGACGAGTAAAGCATCGTCTGCGAGTGCTGCGGTGTTGACATCACTCAGTGTCTGAACCGTTGAACCTGGGAGATCCGCATACTTCCACTCTGAATCGGTAGCTGAGTATTTGAGGATCTGGTTATCCGTAGGAGTTGCATCGTCATCAGTAAGAAGAATTCGATCAACCTGCACCTGGAGGGCAGTGTTCAGTTTCGCATAACTGATCGACCCATCTGCTGGATTGGTCGTGATGCCTGTCAGATCTGAATCGTCCGCTTTATCATCGAGCGCAGCCTGCAGTCCTGAGATGTCGGAGATTGTGAGAGTAGATGCTGACCAGTTCTGACCGTTAAATTGAAGGACCTGATCCTCGGCTGGAGTTGTGTTGACGACGTTGCCTAACTCCTCCAGATCCTGATCTGCGATTGCATCGCTCAGAGTCTTCAGTTGGGTATCAATTTTTGTGAAGTTTGTATTTAGGTAACTTCCCCACTGATCGTCATCAGATCCTACTGTGGGCAGGTTGAGTGCGTAGTTCGTTGTAGTGGTTGGCATCGCTAAGTAAAATACGGAGGTGAAGGATTCGAGCAACTGGTGATACTCGGAGTTCCGTAGCGAATTTGGTAACGTGTGAAATTTAGGGCATTCGCCAAATTTCCTGCTCTGGTACCATCTGCCAGCACCTGATAGCCCGTTGTGTAATTAGAATTCACGAATAAACTGGTCTCTCCTCCACTCGTTTCTCGATAAGCCCGACTAGCTGCATTCGTTCCAGCCGCAAATGCTGTAGAATCTAGACCAGGATAGTAGATAGTGTAGTAAAACCCGAATGTGGAGGTGTTTAGTGCTGTCTGTTGATATGTGCTATCACCCAGATATTTTGTGAGGAGTGGTGCTGCTCGTGTGATCGACCCACCAGATTTGATCCCTAGCGCATCATCGAACGATGAGTACCAATCCGTGTCTGCCCCAGAGGTCGGTTTGTACTGATAATAAGTTTCGCCAGCAAAACTTGTTGTTCCCTGGAAATCGTATGTAATTCCTCCACCATATTGCCAAATCTGCACTAATGAAATGTTACTGGAGACTCTAGCATCCAGGTAAGTATCGGTGATACAGACGTTTTCGTAGGAGTCTACGAGGTCTGATTCAGCCTGAGTAACGATAATATCGAGAGCATCCAGCTTCCCATTAAGAAAGTTCACAAAGGTGGTGAGGTCTCCCGAACTGAAGAAAGACTCAATCTCACTGGCTGTTTCGGGAGGAGAGATCCCTAGTGCAGTGAGTTCGGTGTTGTACGCAGGCCAGGTGCTGACGGTGCTGTAGTTCCCAGAGTAAGGATCAGGCAGAATCCCCGAAGTGTTGACCGTTACCTGTGCGAGATCCCGATTGATCTGGGCCAATGTGGAACTACTGCCCACCCCTGCAGCATTTATCCGGTCAGATAGATTTTTGAGCTTGGTCTCCAACCCCTGGATGTAGGTATTCAGCACGGTGCCATAGGAAGTACCGTCCCCATTGGGTGTCGGTAACTGCAGATCTGTATAGTACAGAGAGGACTGTGGCATCTACGGAACTCCTAGTGCGGATTCTGCCGCAGTTTTTGCGGCTGCGGCATCTGTCTTGGCATTGCGTGCATCATCTGCGAGAGATCCTGATGTTCCTACTGCACCGATAGTTGTTTCCAGAGTTGAGACCCTAGATGTTAAAGTGGTCAAGGTGGTGTTCAGGGATTTATTGGCAACACTGATGGCGGTCTGAGAGTTTGTCAGTGCAGTGCTGGCATTGCTACTGGCCTGTGTCAGGTTGTACGCAAGACTCGGAGTTGCAGAGTCTGCAGCATCCCCAAGTACCTGATCAGTTGTGTAGACCTCATTCTCAAGTGCTTGAAATGCTGAGTTCAATTGAGACCCCCAGGTCCCCTTTGAACTCCCAACGGTTGGGAGTGTGATGGAGTAGTTTGTAGTCGTTGGAGGTGTGTCAGAGATTGCCATCGTTATATCTGTTTGGGTGTCCAGTTTTTGTCAGTCGGTCTCCGTTTCGTCCAGATCTCTAAGGTCGTATCTGGTCGCTCAGTCCAGTCTGCTGTCGGTGGTCCAGCCGATTCAAAATTAACCTTTTGGACATAAGGACCAATCCCATATCGTTTTGTT